TTTTTTAGCACACCCTAATGCACACCCCAAGGAAAAAGTTTTCATTTTTTTCGGGTTTTAGCGGGCTTTCGCAATGGTCTTCGGAACCATAGGTTATAGGTTCGAATCCTATCAGGTGCGCTCAAAAATTAGTTTTTCCCGAGAAATTACTGCCACCCGCCGAGTCCTAAATAAGCCAATTAGTTTTCTGGTTGCACACCCTGCGCACACCCTAGCTGTGACTCTAGACTCTGCGCAGCCTGCGCCAAATGATCCGGGGTGGCGTGCGTGTAGTAGTCCAGGGTCAGCACACTGGTGCTGTGCCGCGCCAGGCGTTGGGTGACCTCGACGCCCCAGCGCTGGGCGCACCAGGTAATGTAGGTGTGCCGAAGCCCGTGCAGATCCACGCGCTCTTGAATGGTCACCCTGCTTTCCTCCAAGTCCTTGGCCACCATAACGGCGGACCTGTCGTGCCAGGTGCCGGGGAACCAGATCCCGCGGAGTTTGGCCAGTTCCATGGCCAGCTCGGGGCCCAGGTCCAGCACGGCGCCTTGCCTGTTTTTGGTCTCCAGGGGCGTCAGTCGGATCTGCAGCCCGTGCAGGTGGCGGTCGGAGAGGCGCATCAGCTCCCCGCGGCGCAGCCCGGTGGTCAGCACCAGCCGGTACAGGCGCTCGCGCTGGATCCCGTCCAGCCCGCGAAACACCCTTGGGCTGGCGCGTGTCCCTTGCAAAAGCCGGGTGGCCTGCTCCAGCGTTAAAGCTCCACGGCGCAAGACTTTATGATGCTTTGGCACCGGTAGCTTAAAACGCACGGCGGGCAGCCCGGCGTGCCGTAAAAACTGATTTAGTGCCTTTAGGTAATGAGTCCGGGTCTGAACCGACCAGCGGCGTCTGGACGCGTCCCAGGTGGCGAAAACGGCTCGCACGGCCTCAGATGGCAGCTCGGTGGCGTGCATCCGGTCAGCGGCGGTCAGGATGGCGCTCACCTTATAAGTCAGATCCTGCAGGCGGGCGGCGGAAATGCCGGCCAGCGCCAGGGTTTGTTTCCATTCGTCCAGGCGTTTGCGCAGTGGTTTTGGCTTGTCAGGGCTGACCAGCCCTTGCAAGATCTTGGCCAGTTTGATCTTGCTGGCGGCCAGGGTGTGCGCCAGAGGGATGGGGCGGCGGCTGTGGGGGATCGCGCCAAAGGCGTAGTAAAGGCGACTTACCTCAATACTTTTAATCGAACCCGGGGCGGTCGGGCTGCAGCGGCGCCCAGAGGTGTCGTGGTAGCGGACGCGGCGCACCTTCCGAATCATGACCATGAAAACGCACCAGCGGCAGCCGGTTGTCGTCCGGGTGCCATAGTTCTTCCTGATTCTTGTACCGTTCGCATAAAACGCGGATCTTTTCCTCAGATCCGGGCTGCGCCTGCGTTGCCGCCTGCGCCGGCCGTGCAGCTGATAGGATTGTAGGATTTGGCCGCACCGGGTACAAGTCCCGAAACACCTCGTAGCACGGGCTGCAAAGCCCGCGCCGGCGTCCCCAGTTTTTGCCGCAATGCCGGCAAACTAGATGCTCCACGCGGTTTTTGGGGTTCATGCCAGTCCCAGAAATAGCCATAGCAGTTGAATCAGTTTGCGCAAAATGGGCCGGTCAGCCGCATGCGCGCAGGTGCAGGCATGGCTGGACCAGTACCACGCCAGGAAGGCGTTTCCGGCGGCCAGCCAGTAGATAAGGCGAGTGTTGTCTTGCATTAGCCACCCTTGAGTTTGTTGCGGCCGGTCACGTAATTGATGACGGTGCCACCGGCGACGATGAGGGCCACGATCGCCTCAATGGCGTGCCCCAGGGCGGATCCCAGCCCAGCAGAATCCGCGGGGCTAATCACTTTAAGAATCACCGCCAGGGAAAGTCCCTGTAGCACTAGCGTTTGCCAAAATTCGCTGGTCTTCCAGCCAGGCTTAATCTCGGGAGTGGGTTCACTGGACATGGTTGCCGCCTTCCTGTTCCTTGAGTTTTTTCAAAATCAGCGCCACCATTTCCTCGGGGGTGGGCTTGGGGGGAAAGACTTTATGCCGAATGATGTGCAGGCGTTCTAGGACAACCGGGACAATCGTGCTGGCAAACCAGCCCAAAACAAAGGCCACGACGGCCACAACGGCCACTGCCCGGTAAAAGTTCAAGCTGGCCACCAGTGGATCCGGGCCGCCCTTGCGTCCGTCCTTATCTTTGCTGGGGTCGTAGTTGGGTGCCTTCCGGCGCAATGCGCTGATAAGCCCAGGCAGGCCGTCCTCGTAGTCGCCTTGGGAATGAATGACGCGTGCGGTGCCGTCGTTCCCCGGGGGTTCCTGCACGATGATGCGCGGGGATCCTGCGGTCTGAAAGCCCACGCTGGCCACTGCCCAGTCGGTGGGCTGGTAGCACTGCACCAGACAAAAGGGTCCCCAGGGGCTGCCCTCTAAATCTGCCTTCACCTTGGCCGCTTCGGCGCGATCAGGGCTGATGACGGTCACGCGCAGCTTGTGCGAATCGTCGGTCAGCTCGCCGCCTTCCAGGATCCGTTCGGCCTCACCAGCGCTGATTTTGCGCCCGTTATAGAAGTGGCCATGCTCCAGGCTGCGGGAAAGGTCCACTCCGAACAAGTAAGGTGGCTGCACGGCAGGCTTGGGCGCTTCGGCGGGGGCTTCATCCTCGGCAGGTCCGGCGACCGCCGGCTCCGGGGCCACGGCACCCCAGCATTTCCTTGGGGGCCGGGCTTCCACCACATTGGACGCGGGCGGGGGTGGCGGCGGGGGTGCCAGAAGAAACACCGCCCAGCCGCCTCCGCCCAGTTTCCAACGGCGCGTAAATTCAGCCGGCGCCATCCACTCGTAGTTGTTTTCCCCCACGAAATTATTGTCCAGCACGGCCGCCCAGTTGTCGGTGAGGTGCACCAGGTTGACCATGTGGGCGATGCGGCCCGACCCGCCATAGCGCGGTGAGTAGCCGTAGGTAACGCAGGGCATACGGCCTGTTTTTATGGCTAGTTTTAATAAACTTGGGTCGTCTCCCGAATACTGCAAATACGCTGTATTTGGGGCGTATTTTCCCAGCATTTTGTCCACCTTTTCTGGCCATCCTCCGCCTAGCTCCTTCTTCATTTGGTTCTGGAATCCGGTTAGTTTTTCGACGTTTTGCCAGCGGCCGGAATGTTCAATCGACGTGAACACGCAGAGGCCGGCGCCATCGCGCCCGCCGACGTTTTTGAGCTGTTGCGTGCCAGGCAGGTCGAGCTGGATTTGCTCAGTGCCGTCCGGCGAGGTGCGCCCGCCGACCTGCGAGTCGGCCGCCAGAGTGAGAAAAAGAATAAATGAAAGCATGGGGAGCCCTTAAGGATGGAAAATGTCCTTTAGGAATAAATGACCTAGGCTAATGTCACCAAACTGGTGATGTAGCAGCTTGTGTTCTGACTGCAGATAGCAAAGTGCTCCGTCTTTTGCACCTCTGGAATACCGCTCCAAATTGGGTCTACGGTGCTGGCAACTGGAGTATTGGGCGGGGTGCCATAGCTTTCGATGGTATGCCGGACGCTATTGCCAGCACCGTCTTTCCACGGAATGTATCGTGCGCTCCGCGTTGACGCGTACGAAACAGCAAACTGATACGTCTGGGTGCTGTCGCTGTAATAGCCGTGCCATCCTCCGTCTTGGTAGTTAGCGTAGTTGACTGCCAGGCGAGAATCAAACCAAGGCTGCCCGTCTTTAACTCCGTACAAATACGGCTGATAATTAAACAGAAAATTAAAAGACGTGCTGGTTGGCTGCCCGTCTCTGTACTCCCACCGACGAAAGCTGCCGTAGCGCTCAATCAGCAGATTGATGCTGTAAGCTCCTTCTGGGTCTACTCCGTACGTGTAATTAAACATTCCGGTCCCATAATCGTAGTTCAGATACTTTTTAAATCCCATGTACATACCAGTCACATATCCAATATTACTCTTGACCACTTTGCGCCCGCCAACAGGGTAAAAGTTTGTTTGTAAGTGAATGCGCCCCGGAATGTTGTAATAGTTTTTTAAGCTGCTGAAATAGCTTCCGCTGGCGGTGTCTAGTGTCAGCACTTCGTTGATGTTCCCCAGGGAATATCTGCCATTGTCGCCGGTCCAGCGGTCTCCCTGAAAAAAAGCCTGTGGCATGACCACGCGACACGTCGGCGGCAGGTGCATGTAGGAGCTGGTGGGATCACTGGTATTCTTGGTGAAGGTCACCGTGGCGATCTTGCTGGGGTCTCCCACGCGATAGCACTGCACAGGGTTGGGCAGGTCTGCATGCGGATATGGGTTGCTGCGGTAGCGTTCGATCGTGGGATTGTCCGAGGTGGCGGTTAAATAATACCGTCCTGTCTGCATTACTGTGACCACGGTCTTGGTGCTGTCTGCGTAGTCATCCCGAACGCGAACCCCGCGGTTGTAAGGTCCGCCGCCCGGGGATGAAGTTGATTGCAAGCCGTAAGGGATAAACAGACTGATGGCTGGAGTTTCCAAATTAGTACTCGACCTTGGCTCGCCGCCGCTGGCTACCAGAGACCATACGCCGGGTCCCTCGTCCACTTGTGCCGCCTCGTTGTAAACAATGTTGGCGTGCGTTGGGAGGTTATTGATCGTGTAATCTTTAGGGCAACAGTCCGCATCATCTAGGGTTGCTGCTGCGGAGTGAAAGCATGATATGGGTTGCTTTCGCTGGCTGGGATCCCAGTACAGCCGAAACGTGGTCACTTCGGCAATGTTTTCTGTGGTAAAGTTTACTTTTTGCGTTTCCTCTTCATCATAGAACAAACAACAGTGCGTTCCGGATGCTTGTACGCGCAGGTAATAAATAGTTTGCTCTTGCAAATCCGCAGGCAAGACTGTATCTGCCCCCGCACTGTTTTTCCCTTGCACGGTCACCTGCCAAAGATAGGTCAGCCAGTATCCGGCCAGCGCTCCGGAGCCCAGGTAAATTTCGTCCGTAGTCGTATTAATGTTTGCCTTGGCAATGTAGGCTGGGGCAACGCCTTGATAGATCTGCAATGAATACCCCTTTTTTATGTGGCGATAAGTCCATGAGCCCGCAAGGCCGCCAGTGCTGCGTTCAACTGCGTCTTTAAATCGTCGATTGCGGCCTGCGTGGAGGTGGCGCAGTCTGTCAGACTGGTGTCGTCAATCGTGCCGCCCACCGCGTCGGCCACCGCCGCCTGTTGCGTGCCTACAACTTGCGTGCCGCCCAAAGTAACGGCCGAGCTGCTGAGGTAACTTTCCAGATCCGCAATTCGACTGTCTAGTGTTTGGGTTTCCAGCGTGGTCAAGCGGCTGTCAAGAGTTTGATTTTCTAGGGTGGCGATCCGCGTGTCCAGCGTCTGGTTTTCTAGCGTAATGATCCGAGAGTCTAGGGTTTGCCCCTCTAGTGTGGTTAAACGGGTGTCAAGGGTTTGATTCTCAAGCGTGGTCAGGCGGGAATCCAGCGTCTGGTTTTCAAGAGTTGTGACACGCGTGTCTAACGTCTGACCCTCCAGAGTGGTAAGTCTTGTATCCAGTGTCTGGCCTTCCAAGGTGGTAACCCTAGAATCCAAGGTTTGTCCCTCAAGGGTGGTCAGCCTGGAATCTAACGTCTGGCCTTCGAGGGTGGCCAAACGCGTGTCCAGCGTTTGATTTTCCAAAGTGGTGACTCTGGTGTCTAACGTCTGGTTTTCCAAAGTCGTCAGCCGGCTATCTAAAGTTTGCCCTTCCAAAGTGCTGATTCTCGTGTCTAACGTTTGAGCCTCAAGGGTGTCCAGTCGGCTGTCTAATGCGTTATCGGCACTGTCCACATAGTTTTTGGTGACGGAATCATACCAGCCGCGGGTGCCACCGGTGTTGGTGCCATAATATTTGTCACTCCCTGGCACCGACGAGTCGTTCAATAGCTTAAACGGATCTAGGGCGGACCCGGATCCGTACACGGATTCCGCGCTGTGGCTGGAATCAGGAAGATCGTGCCAGCCTAGACCGCCGCCGCTGTTGGTGCCATAAAACTGATTGGCGTTTGGTGTCTTATCATTCGTCAGTTGAATCGGCTGACCCGCCGACCCATTCCCCGTTACGCTATAGGCCGTCACTTGCGTGCCTGCCACGTCATGGTAGCCCAGCGTGCCGTTGGCGCTGGATCCGTAATACTGACTGGCGTTGGGCGTCTTGTCATTCACCAGTCGAATCGGATCTAAGGCGGATCCGTCGCCGGTCAGGCTCAGGGTGGTGTCCGGAGCCGCCGGCAGATCGTGCCATCCTCGAGCCGCCAGCCCGTCGGTTCCATAGTATTGGTTGCTGTTTGGGGACGCCTTGTCATTTATCAGTTTTAAGGGCTGCGCTGCGGTGCCGTTTCCAGTGATGGACATGTCCACGGTACTGACCGGCAGGCTGTACCAGCCGCGAGTTCCGGAAACGTCCGTGCCGTAGTAGTATTGAGCCGCCGGACTGGTCTGGTCGTTGACTAGCTTGATGGGGAAATTGGCTGTCCCGTCACCGGTCACCGACATGGTTACCGTGGGGGCATCCGTGGCCGGCAAGTCAAACCACCCCTGCTTGCTGCTGGCGTCCGTGCCATAATATTGGCTGGCCGTGGGTGCGCTGGTGTCGTTTTTCAGCGTGTACGGATCCGCCACTGTCCCGGCTCCGGCAATCGACTTGCCGACATGCACCTCGGCCGGCAGATCATGCCACCCAAGCGCTCCTCCGGAACTGGTCCCATAATACTGGCTGGCCGCCGGCGATGCGTCATTGACCAGTTGAATGGGGTCTTCTGGGGATCCATTGCCGGTGATGGATAACGCTGTGGCAGGCCGGTCAGTCAAGTCGTGCCACCCGCGGGCGCCTGTCTCGTCGGTGCCGTAATACTGCGAGTTGCCGGGGGTGTCTATGTCTCCCACCAGGGATAAAGCCGCCCAGGATGGCGCATTGGGATTGCCACCGCCAGTCAGGCTCTGCTTGGTGGTGATTTTGTTTTCGTAAAAAACGATTGCGCTATTGCCGCTGTTGACCCCGCAAACCCGGTAAGCGTTGGATCCATAAGAGTTGGGAGTATCTGTCAAGGCCACAAAGGTGCCATACTTGCTGGGATCCAGGATGGGTCCAAATTCCAAAGCCGTTGCATTGGCATTGACCACCACGGCACGATTCTGGTTTCCCAGAAAACTTTTGGGCGTCACGTCGGACAGCGCCAAAAACTGCCGAATTACGGCCGTGTCATAGTCTGCGCCGGCCAGTCCCACCGTGGAAAGCTGCAAGCCCTCGGGGGTGCATTGCACATCGGTGACAACCTCAACATAGGCGGACCCGCCGCCGCCTGATCCGCCGGTAATTATCTCGTATTCAACCTGCCCGTCCCCGTTTACTCCACGCTGGCGCATAAACACCAGTCCGTTAGACTGTGTGCCGCCGCCAGGCAAAAACGCAGGACTGTTAGTGCCGTCGCCTTCTATTTTTGGGTTGGTGTTTTCGTACACGCCAGCCGCGGTAAGTTGCTGCTTGACCCACTTGTGCGCCACCGGGCTGGATCCAGACACTGCGCCAGTGATCTTGGCCACAAACCAGTCCGGGCGCGCCAGGCTAATTTCAATCTGGCTGCCGTCGAAATTCAGATTCAGGCCGTCGCCGGCTCTAAGCATGAGCTAGTTCCTATGGGTTTGCGTCAAAGTATTGGCGGAGCAATTTGCGAAGCTGTTGAATCTTGGTTTCAATCTCGGAACCGTCCGGGAAAAAGTCGGATTCGTTGATTTGTTTTTTACCCTGCTGACCAGCCAAAGAAACCAAGTAGCCTTTGGCGTTATCGGTAATATTTTCGCTTATGCTGATATGTATCATTTCGGCACCTATGTTTTGATGATAAAATTTAATACGACAAAAGGAGGGATTGTTGCGTGTCTTGCGTCACTTCCCGCCGTGTTTGTTGAAATAACGTTCGTTGCATCACCAAAACGGTCATAAAGTCTATACCCTGACGTTCCTGATGAAGCTGCGTACGTTGTTAAATTGTGGGAGTGTGACGGCATTTCTGAAAGTGTAAGCTGGTGCGTTTCTTCACCACCCCATGCGCCCCTTGTTCTTGCCGTTTGCGCGGTTCCGCTTGGCGCTCCTCCTGTACCTGAAGCGTTCAATCCAGTTCCAGTACCAGCGCCCATAGGAAAACGACCGCGCAAGTCGGGAAGATTAAAAGATAAACCGGTAGCTCCGGTATAAGCAGAACCCCCAAACGTATTGCTTATGACAGCATGAAGCGCCAAATAATTTGTTGAACTAACTGAAGAACCATCACATAAAAGCCATCCGGAAGGAGCAGAACTTCCCGCGTATTGTTGAATACATCCAGCCGGTAGAACTTGAGACCACGTTGGAGCGGAAGCTCCGGAGCTTGTCAAAACCTGTCCGCTTGTGCCAGCGGCAAGCATTGCCGTTGTGTTGCTTGCGCTCTGATAAGGTAATTGCCCTGCCCCACCACCGGCGAGATTGGTTGCGGTCGTTGCACTTGTTGCGCTCGAAACGGTGCCGGTAATATCAGATCCGTTAAGGCTAGCAATGAGAATGTTGCCAGTCCCGGTCGAGTTCCCAATAAGAACCTTTTTGTCAGCGGCTTGAATGGCAAGCTCCCCGGCCGCAAGGGTCGGGGTAGCACTGGCCGTGTAACTGCGCTTCGGCTTAAGGGTGTTGGCCACTTAGAACGTGCCCCCGTCGATGCTGACGCCGTCCAGGGTTGTTGCGGAAAGCACTGTCGTGCCGTTGATTTTCAGGGCTTTGCCTGACGCTAAATCCAAGTGCTCCGAGCTGGTCCAAGAGTCAGTCGCATCTACCCAGTTAAAAGTTTTATTGATGGCGCCAAGAAGGGTGATCCCGCCTCCGTCCGCCGTGCTATCGCTCGGTGAGGCCACGTTGCCCAAGACAATATTCTTGTCTTGGACGTTAAGGGTCGTCGATTCAATAGTAGTGGTTGAGCCCTGGACCGTCAGGGTGCCGGTGATGGTCACATTTCCGCTGACCGTGCCGCCTGAGCTGGCCAAATAACTCAACGCTGGAATATCGTTGGCCACCAGCGCCCGAAAAGTCGGGGCGGCTGCGGATCCAGTGGTCGGGCCGGCCCATACGTAATTGGCCGCCTGGCTGGCAAGGGAAAGCCCCAGAGTGCCCGAGCTGGTCACCGGGGAGCCCGAGACTGAAAAGATGTTAGGGGCGGATAATGCCACGCTGGTCACGCCGGTGCTGGGCGCAGTGATCCATTCCACGTCGGTGCCGCCAGAGTTGAGTGCCAATAGTTTGCTGCCGTTGCCGGTGTAGCTGGGCAGCAGGTTGACTCGGGCACCGGATGCGGTGGAAGACCCTGTGCCGCCATCGGCCACTGCCAAATCAGTGATTCCGGTAATAGATCCACCCGTGATGGAGACGCTGCTGGCGTCTTGAGTGGCAATGCTGCCCAAGCCAAGGTTGGTGCGAGCGGTGCTGGCACTGGCCAGTCCGGACAAATTGCCAGCCTTGGAAAGATAATCTGTGGCCGCTTCCACGGCCATCGTGCCGAGGCCCAAGTTGGTGCGGGCGTCGGCTGCGGTGCTGGCTCCAGTTCCCCCGTCGGCGATCGCCAGATCCGTGATCCCAGAAATGCTCCCACCTGTGATGGAAACATTGCTGGAATCCTGCGTCGAAATGCTACCAAGGCCCAGGTTGGTGCGCGCTCCCGAAGCCGAATCCGCTCCAGTGCCGCCGCGATTTAGCGGCAAGGTAAAGCCGCTGGCAAAGGTCACGTTGGTATTGGTGAAGGATACGGTGCCGGAGAAGGTGAGATTCCCGGAAAGGCTCGCGTAGGCGCCCGCGCCGGCGATCGCCACAATGCTGGATGCCACACCGCCGCCCGCGTCGCCAAAACCGTAGTAGAGGGTGTTATCGGCTTCGTTGTAAGCCAGCTCCGAGGGCGCCAGGCTACTGGGGGACCCTGCGCTTCCGGCTGCGCTGCGCCTTTTAATCCTGATCGTGTTTGCCATGATATTTACCTTCTAAAAGTTGCCGCCGTCAAGCTGGTTGCTGTTCGTCCACTGTGCCAGGGGCTGGCTGTAGCGCAGGATTTGCCCGTCCTGCAGATTCACCAAAAGCACGTCATTGAGGCCGTCTAAGCCGCTTTCCAGGCTTCCGATCGGTCCTTGGGGGCCGGTGGGGCCAGCGGGGCCAATAGGGCCCGGGGGGCCTTGAACTCCGCGCACATTTGCAACGACCTGCTGGGTCAGCTCGGTGACTTCGACCGACCGGGTGCCCTGCTCAACGACCACAAAGTTCGGCCAATCGGCCAGTCCCCGGGGAGATGCGGCTGGCTCATTTTCCAGTGCTGAGACCACGATGGGAACGGCTTTTTCGTCAATAATCTGCACCACGGTGGCCGCCGCGCTGACGGTGACGCTCTGAGCGGCCTCCTGTTGACTGCTCATCGGGTGACCCCCGCCCGCACCTGAAAATTGCCATACAGCGGCTTGTTGATCTTGCCGTCCGGACTGGTCAAATTCAGATCGTAGACATAGGTGCCAGGAGTTAAGGCGCTGGTGTCGGCGGCGGAAATAAACAGCGTGACCGTTCCAGCGGTGCCGCCTAGAATGATGCCGCCATTGGCGGTGGTCAGATTCTTGATAATGGTGGAACTGGAAGCCGTGGGGCGGACCTGCATTTGCCCAGTAAAATTGGTGAGGTTTAACAGACTAGCGCCCGCGTCGCGCAGGATGATCGTGCGCTCGTACGTCGCGCCTTGATCGCATATCGTGTCATATCGCCCGGCTGGTGCGCCCATGAAGCCCCCTTTAGGAATAAATGACCTACGAGGGGGTGAATAGCAGCTCAAACGGATAGGAGAGGTGCGCCGGGATGCCTTCCACTGGATCTTGTTCCTGCGTGGTGCCGGTGGTTGCGTAGTAGTAGGCGCCATCCTTGAACCAAGGGACTACATTGTGGCCGTAAGCAATAAAGCTGGCATTGGAAGGGCTGGAAGGTGCTCCTAGTTCCGGCTCGCTGTATTGAAAATTAAACGTAATGTTGACGATTTTCTCGGTGGCTGGCGTGTTGGATCCAATATCCGGGTCAGTGACCATTTCCGGAAACGGCGGCGGCACCGGGTCGGATGTTTCGTATCCCAGGAAAAGTAACGTCCCGGCCGCATAGCCCCACCAGTCATGCTGATTGACGCGCCCCAAGCCGTTAAAAATATTGTCACCTTCGGCCACGCTTTGGGGAACTTGATGCCAGGTAATAGCCAGCGCTTTGGACTTCTTAATCAAGCGCACTTGCCCAGGAAAGGCAATTCCATCCGGATCCGTGCCCGCCATCCGGAACTGTCCGTGCTGGGCGGTCAAGTATTCCACCGAAGGCTTGGTCTTGTAGGTGGTATAGCGCCAGTATTCGTACGTCACATCCTTAGTAGTAGCGACGCCACCGTCGTTGTAATGCTCGACCGTGTCGGTTCCTATGCTTTCATCCGCAAACAGGCTGTACGGGCGCGGCGCAAACTCAACGACGACCTTGGCATAGTTGTACTTGGCATAGTATTCGATTGCCGGCGCCTCAAGCTGGCTGTCGCTCATATCGGTGGTGTTGTACTGAAACCCCTCAATGGTGCTGACACGTTCAGCAAACAGCCAGGAATAGACCGGGTGCGCCTTGGGCAGCGTGCGCTTGAGGCTGCCGCCGTCCACGGTGACCGAACCAAGGCAATCCTTGCAAAAATCCGTAACCTCGTCCCAGGGCATTTGGTATTCGATGGACGCGCGCCCGCCTTCCATGCCGAACCCGGCGGACGCCTTTGCAATGCTGCCAACTCGTTCCTGGTACGCCATGTTGCCCCCTTAGTAACCCATAAGCCCAGCCGCTTTGTCGCCGAGCCATTCCCCGGCGCCCTTGAGCGGGTTCCATTCGTAGGCGGCGTTTCCAGCGGCTTTGAGTGTTTCCTTGGCTCCGCCCGCAATTGCCCTCGCAATCGCTGGGGAGGCTGATTCGATCGCCTCAATAATGACTTGCTTTATGTCCGTGTTGGCGATCATGTCCATGTCTTTGGCAATTTGGTCAAGGAAGTCGTCCGTCTTCTTGGGTGCCGCTGCGGCGCTGGTGGCCGTGAAGGATGCGGTGGCAATGGACTTACCAAAACTTTCCGCGGCTGTAAAATTGGCTCCGGTGGGAACCGCGCGTCCGGTGGTGTCTTCCTTGTCCGGGCCTTTCTTTTCAGCAGCCTTGCGCATATTCTCCAAGAATCCGGTAGCGCCTACCATTTTGGCCACCATGGCCACCACGGCCACCGTGGCCCGCACGATCTGTTTGGTAAAATCGACGATGCCATCGACGACTTTCTGCACCATGTCCTCGACGCCGTCAAAGCTGCCCACGAAGCCGGAAAGAATGACCATGAGGCCCTCGTTGACGGCGGCCACGATGCGCGCCAGCCCTGAGAGCACTATCAGCAGTGACTTGATGATGGGCATTAAAATCTGAAAGTAGGTAAACAGCAGTCGGATCTGTGAAATAAACATGTCACCGAACGCGCGTGCAATCTGGGCAAACAATGGCGCCATTTGCCGGGCGATCGGTGCCAGCGTGTTGGCCCACTCCCGCACGACTTCGGTGGCAATGGTCATGACGGGTGCCAGCGCCTGCCCGATGACTGCGGTAGCGTCGCGCATGGCGAAGTTAAAACCCATAACAGCGGCAGGGTTAATCGCCTGCACAAAACTCATCACCAGCCCGGAAAGATCCTTGAAAGCCGCCATAGGGTTGGCAAACGCGTTGGCCAGCCTGCCGCCGACGCCTTCGATCATGCTGCCGGCCTGCTTGAACGGGGCGGCCACACCGGAGCCGACCATTTCGGACATTTTTTTGCCCGCTTTGAGGGCTTCCATGGTGAGCGCCCTGGCAGCTTCTTGCATGCCACCGCCCAGACGAGCCAAAAATAACAGGATTGCTTTCCGCGGATCCGCTGAAGGGGCTTTGGAAGCAGCTTTGGCGGCTGCTGGCGTGGATGGGGTTGCCGTAGCCTGCCGGCGGAAATTCTTAGCCTGATTAAATAGTCCGCCCTTGAGCCCCACGCCTTTCATAGCTCTAACCTTGGGCGCCGTCGTTTGAAACGCTTTTGCCTTGCGCGTCAGCTCTTGGGGCTTGCGGATCGGGGATTGCTGTGCCTGCGTCGGTTGCGCCATCTGCGCGGCGTGCAGGTTGACCACGGCCGCCTTGAGGACGATGGCAGGCGGTAGCATGAGCCGGCCTTGGAAAAGTCCGTTGGCGATGTTGAATCGGGCGGCGGTCGGGGAAAATGCCTTGTTGGGGGATGCTGGACTAGCAGGAGCCTGCTGGCGCATCTTACTGGCTCGGTGAAAAAAGCCGCCGCTGAAACCGCCGCCCGTCATAGGTCGTGCCTTGGGCGTCGTGGCGCGAAATGCGCTGGCGCCCGCTCCCGGCTTGGCCGCCTTCGGTGGGGCTGCCTTGGGAGCTGATGGTGCCTTTGGCGCACCCTTCGGTGGGGCCGCCTTCGGGCTGGCCAACAACGGCCGAGCCGTCTTCGGTGCGGCGTTGGTGCCGCCGTTCATTTTGACGGTGGCCTGCTCGATGCCCACGCTGGCGTCTTGCACCTGAATAACCCGCGGGCCGGTGCTAATTTCAGGGGACGCTGGCGCTGAGGCTTCCACGTTTAAAGTAGGCACTGCAGGCGCTGCGGGAGCGCCAGGAACGGGCGGCGCCGTGGGGGCTGGCGCGTCCGTTTTACGAAACGCCGTAAATTGGTCAGGCTTGAAATATTTGTCGTATTTGGCGTCGTGGATGCTGGAAGACTCAGGCGTCGGTGCGGGTGCGGCGGCTGGGCTTTCCGGGGGCGCTGTGGGGGCTGGCAGAGCCATATTCCCCGCGGGCTGCGGTGTGGCTTGCAATTTGGAAAAACTTGCCAGAACGGATTTTAAAGGCCGGAAGGCATTGGCCACATCGTTGAACAATTTGCGAGTGGCGCCGACTATTGCCTTGCCAGAGTTGTCGGGTTTGGGTGCGGCTGGGCTGCTGGATCCCCCTTCGCCACCGTCGCCGCCAGGGCCGGCTTTGCCCAGCACATCCACTAACTGCGTCAGCGTGGCCAGGAATTTGGCCAGGTGCTGCTCGCCGCCGGTATTCCCTGTGGGTAGGTCAAGCTCGGCCATGCTTTTCCTCGGCTTCCTTCCACTTGGCTTCTGCGTGCGCTAAGTCCATGCCAAACGCCAGCGCCATGGTCAGGTACTTCGCTTTTGCCTTCGCCTTGGCGTCGGGTGTCTCCAGGTCTTCGGGCACTTCCTTGCGCTGCCACTCAGCCTCGGGATCCTCAATCGCCACCGGAGAGCCGTCCTTGTCGCGCTCACGGTAGTAGAGGTCGTAAATCTGGCGGTCCGTCAGCTCGGCAATGTCGCCAAAGGTCAGGTGATACGGCGCGTCGATCAGGCAGGCGTAGAGCTGGTAGACGTTGGCGTATCCGGCCCAGACGGAGCGCTCGCCGGCGTCGTCGCCGCTGTCGCTTCTGTTTTTTTTTGCGGGAAACTTTGTGCCTGCACCAGCTCCAGAATATGCGTCACTTCCTCGGGCCGTGCCAGAAACAGTTCTTCCATCTCGTCTTCGGTCGTGTTGAAGATGAAGGCGGCAAACGCCACCCCGCCGGCCATGGTGCCCAGCGCTTCCACGCAGTAGGGCCCGCCAAACGCGTATTTGCCCGAGGCTATATCCGCGGTGACCGCGGCGCTCAGGTTGCGAAATTCCGCAATGTCCAGATCGGCGCGGAAGCGCATCACGCTTGCCATGGCGCGCTTTTCCAGCCAGCGTTCGACTTGGCTCTTGATCTTCTGAGTAATCAGGCCGGCCTTGAAGTTCTTGCCGTTGTATTCGAGGGTCATGGGGGCCGCGCTGGCCCCCAGGCTTTCCGAGGTGGTTGGCATGGATTATTAAACCGTGATGGTAAATTCGCCGGTGCTGGTGGCGGTGTAGGAAATTTTGGCCACGTCCTTGGCGTCCACGTCGATCTTTACCGAGGTGAGCACGGCAGGAATGGTAAAGCTAGGACCGCCGGTGCCGGTGGTCAGCACAAATTCGACGCTGGTGCCGGTGCCAGGTTGTCCGCCGGCGCTGCCGTCGTATGGGCCGCTGGCGCTAATGTCCGCGCTGCGGATCCCGTACACGTGCTCAGCGTAACCCTTGGAGTCAAAATTGGTCGTTTCAATGGGGTCGCACTTGTAGTCCAGGCCCCACTGGTTCAGGGGCTGGCTGCTGCCGCCCACGGTGATCGATCCGGTTCGTCCTGAGTAAAATGCCATGATGCTGGTCCTTTCTTAGAGTCCGCCGACAATCGCAACCTGGATTGTGGCGCTGGTGGCTCCAGTGTTCGTGATTTTCAAGGTCTTGGCGCTGCCTGAGACCGTGTAATTCGTATTCCACGCTACAGTTATAAATGACCCATCCGGCAGGCTGATGCTCGGGGTAGTGCCGCCAAAGAACCACGTGGCCGGATCGGCTGCGCCGGGCTCCAGCTTGACGGTGCTGCCTGAAACGCCCAGGTGCAACGCGCGCGCCTTGGTGAGCACGATGGACTCACCGAAGAAATTCGTCAGCGCCTGCAGGTCGTAGGTATAACTCGCCGACGCCGCAATGGTGCGGGATTCGGCAAAGATCTGATTCACGGTCGCCACCGGGGGGCTGACCGAGTCGATGAGGTTGTCGGGCCCCTGCTTGCTGGCTGCGAAGCCGGTGTTTGTTTTTTCTTGGGACCAGCGGATGCCGCCGGAAATGGTGCAAGTGGTCAGGCTCATGCGGTCCTCGTTTCCATGGTCAGGTAGGTTAGGCGGATGGCGCTCACGTCATAGACGGTGGTGGGGCCGGCCGCGGTGCTGTAGGGGGGATCTAGGTCAATTTCGGTGTCGTGCACGCTGACCACGCCCTCCAGCATCGGCTGGTACATCTGGTTGCGGATCCGCTCGCGCAGCTCCAGGGCGCCTTGCACATCCACTTCGGTGACGCGATCGCCGGCGGACACCAGGGTGATTGTCACGGGGTAGCGGTATTCCACGGTACGGTTGAAGGCTTCCAGCCCGATCGTCTCGGCGCCGGGTCCCGGGCTGATGATGATGCTGGGGATGCTGTCGGTGACCAGCAGGATCGGCCGCTTGCGGATGGTCGGGACAATGTCCCCGGAGACCTCGCGCACGCGCTGCTTGACGGCCTGCAGAATGTCAAAATACATGCTGTTGGTGCTCATGCGTCATGCGCGACCGGAATCTCCGGCTCGGCCTCGGTGGTGGTTTCCAGTGCAAAGTAGGCGCCCGCACCCTGCAGCACCACGTCGTCGGTGAAGTAGTGGCGGCCGTCCTTATCGGTGACCCGGCAGTTTAAGACCGGTTTGAAATGTCCCAGGTGGGCGGTCCAGACCAGCCAGCGCTGGGTCTGCCCCATGCGCTGCAAGCCGCTTTCATCGACGTAGACCATGCGCGACATGCGGCGGAAGCCATAATCGGTGACGGCCTCGGCGCCGTCCGGGTTGCGCAACGTGATTCGCTCGGGGTTGTCCATTATTTCCCAGCCGGCGCTGGTGTCCAGGGTAGGCATTAGACGATCTGCCCCCGAATTTCGCGGGGATCCACGCGGGTGAGCATGGTGTTGACCTCTTTGATCTGCGCCAGGAGCTTTTCCCGCCAGGTCATCCGGTCCACGCTGACGCCCTCCCAGGAGTAGCTGGGCTGCGGGTTGGCGCTGTCGGCGACGAGCGCCTCGAGGTAGCCGTCGCGGATGGTCTGCAGGTCGGCGATCTGTTCGGCGAGTGATTTGGCCATTTATTCCCCCTTGAGAATAAATGACCGCCGCCGGCTAGCCGCGCTGGGCCAGCAGCTCGCGGATCCGTTTAACCCTCGGGTCTTCCTCGCATTGCGCTTCCTGCGCCTGCTTGGGCCGGGGCGGTTTGGCACCCGTCTGGGAGATGATCGCCTGCACGAGCGCGATCTTGGCGGCTTTATCGGTAGGCATGACGGCCTCGGTGGTTTTTTTGAATTTTTCTTCTTTCACGGCCATTAAAAACGCCTCCATGGTGGGAGCCAGCGTTTTCATTTCTTGTACGGTTGGCCAATATGGGTGCCCGTTGTTGCCAGCTAGATACGTGTTTTCCCGTCCGTCTGCGGCAAGTTTTTGCTGCACATAGGTTTCAAAAATGCGCGCAAAAGATTCACTGCGCGATAGAAAATAAACTGCTTCTGGGTGATTTAAGGTTCCATAGTCTTTGAGAAGTTCTCCCTGCAGTCTTTTGAAATAACCTGATTGGTGGTAATCTGCAAAAAGAAGTTTGGATATTGATTTTTCTGCGGGCGAAGCGTTGGGGCCTACCAGCATTGTAGCGTCAGAAAGATACAATTTTTTATTGTCTGAGCCCTTGCTTTGCACCAAATAGTGATCCATGGCATGGCCCCATTCGTGAGCCAAACTGCCAACACCGTTTTTTCGGGTGAGGTTGATAACATTCTTGTCGGACTCGTAGTGCGCTACTGCTCCGCCTCGTCCTCTGGCTCCTATAGCTAGGCCCAATTGCCCGCCCAAAGAAATGTCCCGGTCGGAAAATCCGGTCACATCCGCCAAGTCGGCCATAGCCTCCGAGGTTTTTTGCAAGTGGTGCAGGCGTTCTTTGTCCGTGACACTGTTGCCCCATTGCACGCCGCGCAACCCCACGCCTTCCATCAAAAACTTTCTGCCCGTTTCCAAAGTGTGTGCGTCAATGGCTCTGCCTCCCTTACGCGTGGCGTAGGACACGTATGCCTTGCTGGCATCCCAGCGCTTGTTGGTGTGATTGACCGTGTCAAAGGTCTGGTTGAAAGATTTTCCTTCAAGAATGTCCATCACGTGATTCTTGATAGTGGCCGCTCTTTCATTAATATCTGAAGCTTGATCTGGATTTTTTCCTGCGCGCAATCTTTTGCCAAAATCATTCATCTTGCCCAAAACGCTGTTGGCTCCACGATTGGTTAATCGGTTATAACTATCTACAAGAGCATTGGCTACTGGGTTAAATCTGTCGCCATGATCGCGACCAAATTTCAATTGTTTACCTTGGCCGGTTTGCCGAAATTTACTTATAAGTTCTCCAGTTTTTTTTCTCAACTCGCTAACTATTTTGACAAAATCAACTTCTTTTTCAGCTAATTCTTCTCCCAGTTTTTTCATTGTTGTAAAAGCTTCGTAGTATTGGGCCCGAAGTTTCTCCGGTGTTGAAACTTGGTCTTCTTTTGATGCCTTATAAATTCCTGGCTCTTTGGGGAATGTTTTTAAGGCTAGATGAGCGGCTAAAACGGACAGAGGGTGCCCTTTTTCAATTTTGTCCATTAACTTGCTGGGTTCGCTGTTAAGCAGTACATCTCGTTTAACCAATTCTTCTGCTGTTCCTTCTTTTTCGGCACTTTCTAAGTTTGTCCAACGTCTGCGGTTGTGCCGCGCAGACTGCTCAATATCCTCGCCAAAATTACCAATGGAACTGTTTCTGGCAAATTGGTAATCCTGTTGGTTGGCCGATGCTACACGGTTTGCTACGGCTCTCGGAGTATCACCTTTTTGTGGCTCTGCCGCTGCCGCCGCCGGTGTGCTGGGCTCGTCCATGGGGTCCACGTCGGTGCCGTTGTTCACTTGGTCGATTTTGGCCTTGGTGCCCGGCCCAAACAGGCCAAACATGTCCTGCGTATCATCTCTCTTGGCGGCGTCCGGCCGGTCCAGCGGGTTGTCCGTGCCGGCGGTCGTCGGCTCCGGCGCGCTCTGGGGCTTGTCCGCGCCGATGGGTACCGGCTCGCCAAACAGGCCGGGCATGGTCTCGGGCGATTTGGGTTTGTTGTCTGGCAGGGGGTTGCCAAACAGGTCGGCGGCCGGCTTGGTGCCTGCAGGCAAAATGTCTTTTAGTGAAAGGCTTTTGTCGACGTCATTATAAAACTGCTTGGCGCTGTCTGTGATGGCAAATTTCTTATCTTTGCCATACCTTGGCTCGCCATTGATTAGCGGCCAGGCATAGATGACTCCGGGGCCTTTCTTGCTTATGACATACTCGTTGCCCATCTTGTCTTTAAACTTGTCATCTACTTGAATTTTATCAAAACCGCTTCTGTCGCTGTCGTTTTTCAAGTCTGTTTGGGATTTTTTGTAATGAAAATACTCTTGAAATTCAGGATTCATCCTATGAATTAACGACGCGTTAATAGGAAGGCCAGCGTCTGCCAGTCGATAAATGTGTTTACCCTTAGCTATCTCTGGATAATCGTTGATTGGAACCCATTTAGTGCCGTCCTTGAACATTTGCGCCAATTCAACAATTTTCTTTCTTAGGCCAACGTCTGCATTTATGTAATCAAGGTATCCGTGATTTACGTATCCATTTTTATCCATCCAAACGCCAACCATGGCGCCATATATGGACATGAGGCCGGGCTCGGGTGGTGTTTCCTGTGTAGTTTTTCCTGTGTTGGGGTCATAAACTGTTTCAGTTCCATCACCTGCAGATTGCTTGATTTTGTGTTTTATTGTCTTTGGCATATCGGTGGTAGCTATAAAAGCACCGCCTTTGTAGTGCTCACCGTTTGGGCCAAACTCGCCGCCGGCGGCAGCTCTTTTCTGTTTTGGCTCCTCCTGCTTGGCCACCAGTTCCCCATTACGCCACTCTCGGCCCTCGGCATCGATGCCGGTGAAGCCGGGCTGGTCGGCGGCTGGGGCTACTGGTTCTGAGCTGCTTTTTCCCTGGCTGCCTTGCTCGCCGCTGTCGCCTGGCGCCCGACCTCTTTCATCCAGGGGCGCTTGATCTGGAGCTCCTGGCGGATTTTCATCTGCTCCTCGTCCAGTTGCTGGCCGTCCGCTATCGCTCGCTCCAGTTGGTCGAAGTTGATCGCGTCCACCAGCAATTGCGCGTGCACCGAGGAGCCCCTTTGCGATGTCAGGGGGAATTTTTCCTTGTTCATATAGTCCGCGGGTGTCATTTTCTAACTCCTTCAGAAGTTCCTCTTTATTGTATCCGCCTATGCCCTGCTGCAAATAGGCGGCCACTGCGTTTTCGTCCACTTGCTTCGCTTTACCAAAACCCAGGTTGTTGTTGATGATGATGGAAGGCACCTTGCCTTCTTCGAACAGTTCCAGCGCCGCGCGGCGAGCTTTCAAATTGGCTGGCACGGCCACGCTTAAGGGCACGGTGCGCGCCAGGCTGGTCGGGTCGCCGGCGTCAAACTTTTCCCGCGCTTGCATGGCGCGCTTGACCACGCCGTCTTTCCAGGCGTCGGCCGGGGCACGGTCGATGAACACAAATTGCCCGTCCAGGCCATGCTTGGCGGCGCCGTCCATGAGTTCCTTGGTCCAGGCGCTGTCGTCGGACACGGAGTCCAGTACCACCGGGTATTCGGTGACCTGGATAATATCCTTAGTAGCAGTGCCCTTCCCGCTGCCACCGCCGCCGCCCAGGACCAGGAATTGGTTGTTCCCCTTCCCCTTCATGAGGGCCCAGGCTTCATTCAACATGCGCATGTTCGCGTAGCTTGCGGCGTCATGGATGGAGCCGGAATTGGTGCCTTTGTACGTCGGAAACAGGTCGCGCCAGTCGTCGCAGTTGCAGGTGATGCTGATTAGGTTGCCGTCGGCGTCGAACGTGCCCATTTTGGTCAGGTATTCCTGACGGAATTTTGGCCATTCCCGGCGCACCAGCTCTTGGGCTTCGCGATGCTCCACCACTTCCTGCTCGTCCAGATTGTAGAAGGCTTTTGGCGCAACGGGCTCGTAGTCGGTCCACCCGGGCACGTTTTCCAGTGGCGCCGGGATACGAAGCTTTTTGCCGTTTTGCACGACCACGGTATGCTCGCCGCCGGTGCCAAAGTATTTTTCCGGGGCGCTGGTGGCCGAGGGCGTTTTTGGGGCAGGCGCCGCGGGAACGGGTGCTTTTTGGGAGGTTAAATAACTTCGGCCCTGTGCGGTGATTCGGCCGGAAGCGTCCACCAGGTTTTGCGCCTGGAGGCTTGCCACCGCCGCCGGAGTGATGAGGGAGCTGTTGTGGGCCTTGCGGTTGGCCCGGAGTCGCAGCGCGTTAAGGACCGCCAGCTCGGCGTCGGAACCGCGCTCGGGAGCGGGTGCCTCGGGGCCTACCAGGGCCTTGGCGGCCTTGGGTCCGGTCGCTTGGCGCACCGGCTTTCCCTTCTGCGCGTACAGATACAGGCGGCCGTCGTTGGTGAGCTGGCCTGCGTCGTTGATGTAGCCTTTTTCCTTGAGTTCCAGCAGGGCTGGCACCGTGATGTGGGCGGCGTTGTGCGGCTTGCGGTTGCCCTTCAGGCGCAGCGCGTCCAGGGCGAGGGCATTGGCGTCCAGGCCGTTGCCGGCAGACGCTGCCTTGGGTTCTTCCTGCTTGGCCACCAATTCCCCGTTGCGCCATTCGCGCCCTTGGGCGTCGATGCCGGTGAAGCCGGGTTCCTCGGGCTTGGCCGATTTTTCGGCGGCCGGCGTGGGCTCGTCCTGGGGTCCAAACAGGGAAGGTCCTAGATCTCCGGCATTTCCTCCCCGTAAATCTCCCGATACAGTTCCCGGTTCCGTTGTTCCTGCGCTCGGGTCACCTTGAGGATCTTGTGCACCTGCTCGCAGATCGTTTTCAGCTCCTCCGCTGATAATGGCTTGAATGGCTCCACGGGCGTCCGCAAGGGCCTTTTCGACGATGGTTCGTTTTTGTTTGGGGCTGGCACTGGCGTAATCCTCCACGTGGGCGTTGATGGCGTCACTCAGGGGCCCAGCTAGGTGCTGGAACTGCTCAAATCCCTGTTTTATTCTATCGGCAGCCTTGGAAAGTTCTTTGTTTTTCTCCACCTGCAGCACGTTGCCAGCGCCCGCAATGTTTTTGGCACGACGTGCGTTGCCGGCGACCGTGTAGTCGTTCACTTCCTGCGCCAGAGCGGCACGGAGTTTGTTTTTCAGCTCGGCTTTTTCCAGAAACAGGCTCTTGCCGTCGTCGGTATTTCCGAACAGGTCCATCTGGCCGCCGCCCTGCTGCTTGGGCGCGTTGGCCACGTCCATGGCTGCCTGCTCCAGGGTGGCCGCGCTAAATTCCTTATTGTGCTTGTCCCGCTGCTCCAGGTAGTGGTTGTACAGTTGCTCTTGCGCGTCGTGGTCCTTCAAGTGGCGTCCGATCGCCACGGCCTTGTCTTCCTCCAGCCGGCCGGTAAGCAGGTCGTTGAAAATTCGATCGCTCAGGCCCCGGAGCTGGACCGCGTTGTCCACCACTTTTTCCTTGAGGCTGACGCCGTGCCCCTTGAGGTCTTCGATGGATTGCTTGGAATCTCGCAGGAACTTGGCGGCGTCTAGGGCCGTGCCGCGTCCCTCGGCCATGTTGATGAGGGCCCCAGTGGCCCGGGCAGTGGTGGCGTTTGGCGCGATAATCATCTGCACGTTCATTTTTTGATGGCCGGCACGCCGGGCCAATTCCATGCGATGATGGCCGTTCACGACGTACGTCTTCCCGTCGGCCGGGTCTTTCCACGCGTGCACCACGCCCGCAAACAGCGGGTTGAATTTGTTCACGCCCTTCAGGTGGTCGCCGGTTCCCGTGGACGCGTCCAGGGATTGCTTGTATTGAAAGCGCTTGGGGTCCACGTGGATCTGATTCGTGTCTAGGCTGACCAGGTCCCCGGCTTCTCCAATGCCGGACTGATTGCCGTGGCTGGTGGCCTGTTCGGCGGGCTGGCTGGCGAGCTTGGACAGATCCTTGACGCTCAGGCGCATGAGGTCGTTGGCCACGCTGCGGACCTGCTCGGGGTCTGCATGCGGTCCCAGGTTGGACAGGGATTTGGAAGCGCTGGGGGCGCCGCCGGCGGCGGAGTGGCTTGTCCCAGAACTAGGGGCGGTTTGCTGGCCGTGGCTGGCCAGGGCCTGCTTTTCTTCCGGGCTGGGATTTTTGACCTGGCGGCCGTCGCGGTAGTAGCGCTTGTGCCCAAGCTTGTCCACGCGCATGCCGGTGAAGCCGGCTTCCAGGACCCGATGACCGCGCGAGCGGCTTTGCAGCCCTTCCACTAGAAGGCGGATATAGAAAGCGGCTGTTGCGCTGCCGGTCGGTGGTTTGCCCATGGTTCTGCCCTGGCTAAAAGTGCAGCGACCTGCTGCCTTTAGCTCGGCAGCGGGTCGCAGGTGATGGGGTTTTCGGTGGCTAGGATGCCGCAGGCGGCCAGGTAGGCTGCTCGGGCGTCCTCGGGATTGTCGGCCTCCACCACCAGGGTGGGGTTGTTGCGAAGGCTGAGCTGGTAGCGCCCCTGGGCGCGCGGCTGCTGGTCGGGAGACACGACCGGGGCAACCGCGCTGGCAGGGACAGACTCGGGTTTGGTCTTTGCGCGCGCCATTATGTAGGCGACCCAAAGGCCACAAAGCGGGGATCTCGCACCGCGGCGACGCCCATGAGGGACGCCTTGACCGCAAGCGCGATGTCCTGATTGAACTCCATGGGGTTCTGCGCAGGAGCTTCCACCACGGTGAGCGGCTTGGCTTCGCGCCAGATGAACGCCTTCTTGAAGTCGCCCAGGAACACGTACTTGTCCGCGTTGGTTGCGGAAACGCCAGATTCCACCAGCAGACGGCGAGCGTGCGGGCTGGTGAGGATCTGGTAGTCCTTGTCCAGGGGATTGGGTGCCTCGATCTGGTCAGGGTTCCCGCTGGTCGCAAAATCACCCGAGCGGGTGTTCGTTGCGGTAATGGCCCTGCGGGTCCTGTACTTATTCGCGGGCATGACAAAGAGCTGCTTGGGCTCGATGAGGATGTTCTTGCCGGTGTTGGGGTCCAGCATGTTCATGAAAAGCTGTTCCAGCGTATTGATGCTGCTCCAGTCCGTCATGGTGAAGGTCGCCACCTTGTTGACCCAGCTTCCGCTGGTCAGGTAGGTGTTGTAGGAGCTGCCGTTCCACTTGTGGTTGTTCGTCAGGCCGAGCACCACCTTGAGGATGCGTTCCTCGCGGGCGATGCCGCAGTAGGTGCCGACCGAGCCTGCCGAGTCCAGGATCTGGCCGGTCAGATCGCTGTAGATCGCTTCCATGGTTACGGCGCAAATCTTGCCAATCTTCTCAATGGCAGGATATTCGATGTAGTTCGGGCTGAAGGAAGTATGCGGATAGGGCATGCCTTCCTCGACCTTTTCCACGCTGTCGATCACGTTGGACAGCCATGGCACCTTCTGTTCCTTGAGGTTGCCGTTCGTGACAGGTACGGTCTCGGCCACTTCGTCGCCGATGAGGGCGGCCAATTCGTACTTGTCCTTGATCTCGTTCACCAACAACTGGCCGGTGATGGCCGTGAAGCTGGATGCGTCCACGCCTTCGGAGGCTTCGCGCACGCGCACGCCGCTGTTGTAGCGGTAGAGCTGTTCAGCCCAGTCGGAGCCCATGAAGGACTCCGCGAGCTGGCGGATGCTGATGGTGTGGCGGTTGATCTTCTTGTCGCGGATCGCGTCGCCCAAAAACTTGCTGGTCTTCGCGATGCCGTAGCTCTCGGTGAGCTGCTTGAGTTTTCGTCCTAGTGACATGGTCTTAGGTCCTTTCCTAGAGGGTTATTTTGGGGGTGGGTTAGCGGGCCACGCTGTTGAGGGTTGACAGGAGCTGCACCTTGATTTTCGTGGCGCTGGCGGCGTTCTCGACCACCCGGCCGATAGCCAGGGCCGCGGAAGCCACTTTGGCCAGGGTGCCGTCCAGGAGCGCGTTGCCGGTGTCCTTGGCGGGGCCGACGTAGTCGCCGATCACGTAGCTGGCGCTCGAGCAGTCAAATTCAAAAATGCCGGAGCAGTCCACACGGATGATGTTGTCCGTGGAGTTGCCGAACACGCGGGCCTCGGTATCCAGCTTCTTTTGGCCGCTCACGCCCAGGAAGGCGGTGGCAAAATTGGTCTGGGTGGTGGCGAGGTTGGTGTCCCAGGTTTGGGCGGACGCCTTGTAGACGTAGCCGGTGGCGTAGCCGAGCAGGTCGCCCACGGAGACCGCGGTAGCGGTCTGAACAGGGGCACTGACAGGGTTGGTTTCGCCGTAGAGGTAGCGAGATGACATGGGTAGGTCCTTTCCTTAGTTGGCGAGCAGGTCGCGAACAAACGATTCGTAGGTGTCACCTGCCACGGTGGCGGGTGCGCTGATGGGTTTAACGGTGCGTTTGGCGATCGCGGCGCGGTCGGCGACCAGCGGCTTCCATTCGCTTTCCTTGAGCTGCAGGAGCTGGCCTACGAACACCTTGGTGATCGCTTCCTTGGGCAGCTTTGCTTCCTTGCATGCCTTGAGGGCCTTGGCCCTCTTGACGCGCAGGGCTTCCTGCACGCGCAGGGCGTCCAGTTCCGCGGTCAGGGCGGCAATCTTGGGATCCACTGATTCTTCGGCTTTTTTCTTGGTGGGCATGGGGGGAGGCATTTCCTCGTCACTGCCGAGCAGGGCGGCTTCCATTGCGGCGGCCTCGTCGTCGGTGCCGTAGTCCTCGCCTTCCTCGACCTCGTCGGGGGGCAGGACGTCGGATTCGGATCCATCCATCGCCGGGGTATCGTCCTCGACGATAGGTTCCAAGCCTGGCTCTGCGCCGGCGGCCGGTTCCTCGTCCATCAATTTCAATGCGCCCAGGATTTTTTTGCGCTTTTCGTCGGTGCTCATGCTAGCGTCGTTGAGGATGGCTAGCACGGCGTTTCCCAGGTGGGAAGCAAAGTCCCCTTCGTCGTCTGCCTCTTGGGTCGGTTGCATTTCCCCAGGCGGCATTTGAACGGCTGGGTCGTGATCCATGGTTTCCATGGGGTCCATGACGTTCCTTTCTTGATAACTTTCTAACAGTCCCTTGGTCGTGGCCGGATCTGCGACCAGATCCACACTGTCCACGTCCCGTATTTCAGTGACCAGCTCCGTGCCCTGCGCGGTGGTCTGCACCTCCGCGGTGGCGTTGTGGCTGAGTCCAATTGCGTTGGGGTCGTGGGCGACCCACCAGCGGAAAGCCTCGGCCAACGGATGCGCCGGGTTGTACTGCAGGTCCCCAAACAGTCCCTCGGGGGTGAAGCGCACGTTCACCAGGCGCCCAAAGCGCTCGGAGAACTTGCGCGGCTCGCTGCCGGTGTTGTGGTCCAGGTTGACCTTGCAGCCTTCGTATTTGGCCGCGGCGGCCTGCACGGCCTCGCGGGTGTAGACGCGGTTATTGCGGCTGCGGAATCCCAAGATCTTGCAATTGGGAATGGTCGGCACGCTCGGAGCGGGCGCGGCGGTCAGCGTGAGCGCTGCCAGCTTCGGCAGGCCCTTGATGACATCTTCGCGCAAACTGCAAATTTTTTGGCTCATACAAGTAAATGACACGCGTGCGTTACTCGCAGAAGATCTGCAGCATTTCCACGCCCTGCTCGTAGAGGGCCAGGGTGTCGCCGGCCGTGTGGCCGGTGGCGCGGGCGGTGCGGGTCAGGCTCTGGCGGTGCAGGATGCGCTCGCGCAGAACCTCGGCGTGCTCGGTGGGCAGGACCTGCAGCGCGTCCTCCAGCAGGTCAGTCTCCAGCAGCTCGCGCTCGGTGCGCTCCTGATGTTCGCCGATGAGCGGCTCCGCGGAATCTTCCCAGCGCGGCCGGCGGCCAAACACGTAGCGGTAGACCGAGCCCTTCACCCAGAGCCGGGCGTAGGCCCCAAAGGTGACGCCGCGGTCGGGAGCCCAGCGCTGGCTGGCCTTCAGCAGGCCCAGCCACCCCTGCTGGATCAGGTCGTCCAGTTCGTAGTGGGACGTGTGGTAATACTGGCTGGCCACTTGGAGCACCAGCGGCTCATGGGAAAGGATGATGTGTTGGTCCACTGCCACGGAGCGTCCGCCTAGAAGGTCTCGGCCTGTGCGTCGGCCGGTTCGGCTGGGGCTGGCGCCCCGGCTGCGTCACTGCCGGCTGCGTCCTGCGCCGGGTTGGTTTCGGGCATGGCAGGGGATCCCCCCTGCGGCGGTTGCTGTTGCTGTTGCTGCTGGCTGCCCTGCGGCGGGTCCGCCTGCAGGTTCTTGTGCTCCGTCTCGTAATCCAGGCCCAATTCCGAGCAAATGGTCTGCTTGCTCTTGATGCCCATTTCGAGATAAGTGCGGTTGGTGGCGGCTTCCTTGTCGGTGTCACGGGTGACCAGGCTGGGGCCTTCCGCCTTGATGGTGACTTCCGTGAGGGCTTCGGCGGGCAGGATGCCGCGCTCGACGGCGGCGCGGATCTGGCGCCAGATCAGGCTGCGGTTGGGGTTCAGGCGGCGCTCGCCAAAGGCTCCGCCCAGGAGCGCCTGCAGGCGCTTAAACGTGCGGTGCGCGGGCCCCTCGGCCACCAGGGCGCTGGCGTAGTTGTTGTTGCTGGCGTCCGCGCTCATCATGGTCTCGGAAATGCCGTAGCGGCTGGCGATGGCGCGCAGGTTGGCCTGCAGTGCCTCGATCAGCCCGCCAGCGTCCAGATTCGCCGCGGGAAACTCGTAGTCGATATTGTCCGAGCTGGTCAGGATGGTGCCGTAGCCAAAGCGGTTCAGGTTGGTGGTCTGGCTGGTGGCGGGGTCGGTCACGGTGGCGTCCGTGGCGGTGGCGCTCAGGGCGGCCAGGGCGTCCGGGGGTGCCTCGCGCACCTTGCGAATCACCGCAAACTTGGCGCGGGCCTTCGCCAGGGTAATCAGGCTGGTGAGCAGATCCTCGCAAAAGCGGAAGTTGCCCTCGACGGCGTATGTCGTGGGCAGGCCGCGCTTGGCGTTGGAGTCCGTGTTCAGCTTCAGGTGCAGCACTTCGTCCGCGGGAATCAGGACCGGCGTCAGGCTCTCGTAGGGGCGCTCGATGACCCAGTAGCCGCGCACGGTCTGCGCGTCTTCGGGGTCGCTCTCGATGCCAAAGCTATGGTCGGGCTGGCCGGTGGAATCCTCGCGGGAGCGCACCAGCTCGGGCTCGATGAAGCGCACGGCCACCAGGCCCCCCTGCTGGGGGAATGTCCGCAGGAAGCATTCGCCGTCCACGTGCAGGCGGCGCACGGCCTCGGCCTCGATCTCGGGCAGGCTGTTGGCCTCCCGGAACAGGTCCACGAGCTCCTGCACCTGCCGCACCAAAGTTTCGCTGGTGCCCTTCTTCCGCGGCATGGCCACGTAGGTCAGGCCGGTGCCAACGACATAGCTGATGTGCGCGGCCACGGCGGCGATGGCGTATTCGTTGTTCTTGCAAATGAGGCGGCTGCGGTCCCGGATCTGCTTGAGCTGGAACCAGTTGATGTAGGTGGGCAGGCTTTCGCCGGTCAGGCGGTTGTCGCGGCGGGCCAGGTAGGTCTGGGAGCTGCCGTCCAGGAAGCCATAGGGCGATCCCTCCGCAAACAGGTCCCGGCTGTCCCCGTAGGGGAAGAAGGGGAGACTGGCGTGAAAGTCGGTGGATTCCTGCGCGCGGCGTAGGTTCATGACTGCCCCTGCGTTAGTTATTCGTCAACGACCGCAAAGCCGGTCAGGCGTCCGCCGGAGAGGATGCGGATCTTGAGCCCCTTGCCGGCGGCGGTGGCGGCCAGCGGGGTGGTGGTATCGCTAAACGCGGTGACAAATTGCTGCAGGTCGCCCAGGATGATCGGGCCGGTGAGCGCGTCAGCGTCGGAGTCTTCGATCTGGAACACGATGCCGCCCAGGTTGGTGACGCCCACCATGAGCAGGGAATGCACCACGCCCACGGCGGGCACGGTCAGCGCAAAACTGCCCGGGCCGGTAAAATCCACGATTTTTGTTGCAGAGGCCATAAAAAAGCTCCTTTCTTATAAATGACCCGTCACGCGCTCCACGGCTTGGGAGGCGGGCAGGTAACAGGCCAGGTTGAACGCGTCCGCCAGGTCGGGGGATTTTCCCAGGCGGCGCTTGGTCTGGGTCTTCGCCTCGACGACGCGGCGGTTCATGCTGTCCACGACAAACACCGGCGCCTTCAGCTCGGCGACCAGTTGCTGCTGGGTCGCCAGGGGCAGCGCCTGCATGCTCAGGTTGCCGTCGCGCGCCAGCTCGGCCGCCAGGAACCAGAGCTCCGAGCGCAGGTTGGGAAAATCGCCGGGCCAGTTGCTGGTGGTGGACGAGTTCACGCCCACGAAATGAAAGCGCTCGGTGCCAATGCCGGCGCAGTCCACGACGCCGGCGCCCAGGCCGCCCTCGTCGATGTAGATGGGCACGCTGCGCGCGGGCTGGTGAACGGTGCCCTGCTCCGCGGCCAGCTCCTTGAGGCGTTGGGCGGTCTGGGTGATCGTCCAGCCGCGGTGGGCCTCCAGGTGGGTGATCGCCCGGCCGCGGCGCACGACCATGACGGTGCGGTCGTCCCCAAAACGGGCTACGTCGCAGCCGATGGCGGCCAGCCAGTTGGGCTGGACCTCCATGGGTTGCAAAAGCAATGCCAGGGCGCTGTCCCCCCAGACGCTGTTGATCGCGCGGGTCGGCCAGCGGCCCAAAACCTGTATCTCAAACAGGGGATCTTCCGGCAGGTAGGTCTGCCCCTCGAACGTGAACGCGTTCCAGGGGTGCGGCTCGTCGTCGCGCAGGCGTTTGCACTCGGTGGTTAGCCGCTCGGTGACTTGCTCGTAGGTGACGGCGCCCGGCACCACCAGACGCCGCTCGGTGACGTTCGGGTGATCCAGAGCGCTCATTTCTAGCACGGTGTGCCGGCCGCTCGATTCTTCGGCGTAGGCCGGGCTGCTCACGTCGTAGGGGTTGTAGATGCCCAGAAAACAGTAGTTGGGCCCATGGGAAAGCATGGTTCGCGCGCGTTCCCAAAAGACCTTGTCGACGCCGGCGGCCTCGTCAAACACGATCATGAGGGCGGTGCCGTGCCGGCCCTGGAAGGCGTCGGCTTTGTTCGCGGTCAGGCCGTGGATGAAATGGTTTGGGTTTTCCTCGAGCCTGGTAGACTTAGGCAAAAAATGCGGATCGCCGCGGCGCACGTTGCGCAGCTCCTTGAACAACAGATCGGCTACCTGAATGTGTGTGGGCGCGGTGGTCAAGCAGATGCCGGGGTTGCGCGTGTCGTAGAACCAGCTTGCCGCCAGGCTGGCGATAAAGGTTTTTCCGACCGCGTGGGCGGCGCGCACCAGGACGCTGTAGGGTGGCTGGGTGAGGGCGCGCAGGATGGCCGCCTGCTGGGCGGTGATGCGCAGCCCCTTGGCGGCGGCGTATTCGACCGGGTCGGTCGGCAGGGCCCGGGTGCGGGCTTCCAGCTCCTGGCGGGTGGCCCTAGCTCGGGTCAGTAGAGTTCGAATGCTTGGCAATTTCTCCTCGGATCAGTTCCAGCTCCCGGCGCAGTTCTTCCAGTTCCCGGCGCTCGCTCGCCTTGGCAAATTGCTCCGGGTGGCGGCGTTCCAGCAACCAGGCGGAAGCCTGCCAACTTTGATTGGCATGTCGGGCCAAGTTTTCTAGATTGTTAGCGATGAATTGTTCTTCGGCGGTCTGCATCTTCTGGACCAGCTCGTGGTAGATCCCGGACTTGGCCTTTTTCCCTTGCTTGCGCCAGTGGTAAAGAGTCTTGGGGTCGATGCTGGCGCACGCGGCCGCCGTCTTGATGGAAGCCCCCAAAGTGATGGACCGGCAGATGGCTCGGATCTTGGCCTCGGTGATGACGCTGGTTTTGGTTTTCGCCATAAAACCCTTTTTTAGGTCGGGAATATTAGACTCACGCCGGCTTGGTTACGTCCGGCCCGGGTGGCTGCAGCTCCTCCGCTTTCAGCTCGCCGGCCTGAATCCGGCACCAGAGGCGCAACGCCTCCAGCCCCTCGGCCATGTACATGGTCGCCGCCGCCTGGGCGCGCTCGTATTCCCCGGCGCAATAACTAGCGTACGTCTCGTTGAACCAGTCCACGCTAACCATGCACTGCGCTGGGTACACCGGCTTCGGGCTGCTGTTGGGTGTTGGGTTCATCGGATGCGCCTCCTGCGTCCACCGGGAGCATGCGGGCTATCCGGGTTGGCGATTAAGTGCACCGCGGTGCGGAGCATGCGCCGGCCAATGGCGCCGCGGTTACTGTAATAGCGCAGGGTGGACCAGTAGAATTTGCCTTTGGACGGGGCGCGCATGGCGCCGTCCATGACCTTGCGTGGCACGCTGGGATAGGTGTAACGGCCGGAAGGATTTGGCGCCGAAGGCTTCAGCACGACCATGGTCAGGTCGCCTATGTCGCGGGGGTCCTGATCGGCCCCGTAGTCGCCGCCCCAGGTGCGGTAGTTGAAGGCTCCGATCCAGGAGCTGTCCACGTCCACGTCCTGCCCGTCCTGATACCCGTAGGTCAGGCTCAGGTAGCCGTGCTGGGTCAGGTCGCGTTTGCCGTAGGGTCTGGGTTCATGGCGGGTGGTTTCCGGCGGCAGAATGCCGGTGCCTCCGGTCTCCCTGCCACCACCACGGCCACCGCGTCCGCCCCGGCCCCCTCCGCCCGTCTGTCGGCGGCGTTGTAGGTCCCTCGGCACCAGCGCGGTTTTCAGCCCAGAAAGCTCGTTTTGCAGGATGCCGTAGAGCCGCTTGTACTCGGCGGCGTAGGATTTTTGCGCCGCGGACGTGACCGGTGGGGTGTCACCGGGTCCCGGTCGGCGGATCTCCAGCTCGTTTTTTTTTGGGGGAGCCGCCGGCTTACTGCCGTCCGGCTGGCCACGTCCCGGAGAGCCGCTGCCAAACAGCACCCGCCCCAGAAAACGGCCCAAAGATCCGAAAAAACTGCCTGTTGGTAGCATAGTGTGGCCTCATTGCCTAAGAAGCGCAGCCCCGCCCTCCTCCCCTATAAATGACACACTCGGCCCAGGCGTCCTGTTTGGCTCCTAAAGGCGGCTGGTAAACCACTTCGACCCCATGAACATGCTTGGTGTTGTCTTCTGCCAGGATTTGCAGGTGCTGCAGTAGGTCTAGCACGGCCTTGAGGCTGTTGTCCAGGTCGCGGCTGACGGTCCAGCCCTTGCCGCCATAAATGACCAAGCGAATCCGGCAGGGGTAATGCCGCCAGGGCTTCACCTTGCCGATCTGGATGGCGTTAATGGTGATCCAGTCTTGATAGGCCCGGGTGCGGAAAGTCTTATTCCCCCGGCGCCGGTAGAGGTGGTTGACGCTGGGGGGAATGGTCAGGGGTAGGATGAGCTGGGTCATGCTAGATAATTTCCGGGAATTGCTCGCTTTCTTTCTTCCAGTTTAGCCGGCTGATAATTTTCCCGGCTCTTACGGCGTTCCAGGCGATAATGACCAAAGCCGCCAGTTGAATGGATTGCAAACGGGCGTCCGAAGTTTTGTTTTCGATGAGTTTTTTTCGCAGCACCCACACCGGGTCTGTCGCTTTCAAATCCACCCCACTGCTTAACCGTTCAAAAAATTGGTCGGCTTGCAAGGGGTCTTTTTTCTGGAATAGATAATACAGGGCGGCTTGCCAGGTGCCTTGCAGGGCGCCAAAGGTCTGCCATTTGCGCGCCTTGGCGTAACAATCGCGGATCCTAGGGTGCTGCTCAAGCGCCTGCATAATCTCATCATTCGTGTAACCGTCTCGCACGGACCAGTTTTTGGACGTGAGCCTCTTGAGCGCATTCAGGGAAGCCGCCAGCCCGATCGTGTTGGATTCGCCGTTAAAGTCTAGAATGTGATTGGCTCGGCGGTTGGCGCCGCAATCAATGGTTTGAATTACGTCTTCATCCAAATCATACACAACGTTCATGGGCTGTGGAATGTTCGTTTCGACGATAGCTAACAGGCGATGCTGGCCGTCCAGCAGTCGCTTACTCTTGGCAATCTTGATCGTGTCGCCATTCAGGCGCCATTTGTTTGCCAGCATGGCCTGCATATACTGCTTCAGTTTCACGTTACTCATTTTGCGGTTGTTTGTGTTGTGTTTCAGAAATTCCAGCGCCAATTCCGGCGTCACCAGCATGGTTCGTATCGTTTGATTCATGTCTTTCCTCCTGTAAAATTACGCCCCACCGTTTCCAGCGGGGCTCGCCTTCGGTTACTTGCACCCGCCGCACCCACGGCCGCCACGTCGGGCAAACAGGCCACGGCGCTCGCGCTGCACGATGCGGGTCTTCTCCACATGCACCTTGGCTGGTGCGCTGGCCACTGAACAGGATCCACCCGAACAGCCGGCGCCAAGCGCCAGGGAAACTAAAATCGCTAACATTCGTCTACTCCTTCACATGAACGCCCGCCACCGCGGCGGGCTTGCTTCGGTCTGCGCCTTCGCGCAAATCTTCTTTGAACGGTCGTAGCTGGTGCTGCTCCAGCACGTAGCAGGGCCCATGACCCAGGTTGTTCAGCGCCTTCTGGTTGCGCAGTTCATGCGTCAGCGCATAGCCAATGAAATGCACGTCCGGCAGGGTCACGATCGCCAGCACGTAGGCGTCTATGTCTGGGTTGTTTTGCGCGGGGTTTAAAATGAGCCGGCCGTTGGGGTTCGTCGTGGCTTTAAGGTCAATCCTCCAGCCGTGCAGCAGGCTGTCGTAGCCGTTACGCCGCGCGTGGAACGTGAGGTCGGGGAATAGGTTGTGATGCTTCGCCCAGGCGTATTCGGCTGCCACGCCGAGTGTATCGGCGGCAATCTGGTCGCTGTGGGTAAACTGATGCTTTGGCCGCCAGTGCGGATTCGAATGAGCCGCCCGCGACATGGTGGAACGCAGGGTGCCCAATACATGAATGACCGCCAGGTCGGCTTCGGTCAGAGTGATTTTCAAGGTTGTTGGTGTTGGGTAGCGCGTCCGTGCTACAAAGATATTTCGGCAATCAAAACCATGCCGCCTAGGAAACGTTATCGTATCGGCTTACATGCCGATTGCAAGCAAAATCATGGCCTTTTCTTGACCAGATCCAGATACAAAATCGCATGCTGCCGCACCGCCAAGTTATACGACTTCCAGTTTTTGAGATGCCCAAACGTCAAGTGGCAGTTGCCGCCGTTCTCGCAGAGCACGACCAAATTTTCCGGTGCCAGTTCAAGTTCTGGAAACAAATGAAA